ATCTACCCAGAAGAGATGTCTGATGTTATAGAACTTGCTTTTGCTAATGTACGATCTAAATAGTTAGAAAAAGATAAATGGCAGATAAAAAAGTTTATCGATATCCTTATACATTGATAGCAGAGTCCACGGATTATCTGCAGATAGATGTTGTTGAATATGTGCCAATCAAAAATCCAAATAATAATAGTATTGTATCTACTCCAGGAAGCAGAAGAAATCAAGGAAAGGATAAGATAAAGACAGTATTACTTCCCATTCCATCAAATATTTCTGATACCAATGCTGCCAAATATGGTTCTTCGGAACTGAATAGTATTGCCGGTGCTGCCATTGGTGGTATTGCTGGCATTATGGAAAGTGGATCAGCGTATGTAAAAGGGATGGGAACGGGTCTGGATGCAACTAAAAGTGCGATTAAAGGATTTGCTACAGGGACTTTTGATGCTGCTGGTGGAATAACAGGTATTCAAGGTTTCTTGACCAGACAACTAGCATCTGGGGCAGCAGGACTTCTTGGTGCTAATATCACACCAAATCAACTTCTTGCAAGAACGCAAGGTGAAATCTTAAATCCAAATATGGAACTCTTATTTAATGGACCAACTTTGAGATCTTTTAGATTCTCATTTAAGATGACTCCAAGGAGTCAAACAGAAGCAGATGAAATAAAAAATATTATAAGATGTTTCAAACAAAATATGGCACCAAAGGTTGGTAGTAGTAATGCGGCAGTTAATGAAGCAGGTGCTCAAAATACATTTCTTCGTACACCAAATGTCTTTGAGTTAAGATATCGTCAGGGAGCAGGAGAACATAAGTTCTTAAATAAGTTTAAACAGTGTTTCCTTGAAAATGTCAGTGTTAACTATACTGCTGATGGAACATATGCAACTTATCCAGACGGAACACCAGTTTCTATGGTAATGGACTTATCTTTCAAAGAGATTGAACCAGTTTATGATATTGATTATGATGACGCTTCATCAGGAACAGGAGTAGGTTACTAAAATGGGATACTTCAGAGAACTACCAGAGGTTGACTATCAATCTTTTCTTTCAGACAGTAACTCTTCTCAGAACTATCTGAGAGTTAAGAACTTATTCAGAAGAAATAAGTTGCGTGATGATCTGCAGAATGTATTCACATTATTTGAGAAGTATGAAATTGTAGAGGGTGCAAGACCCGACACAGTTGCCGAAGAGTTTTATGGAGACTCAGAACTTGATTGGGTTGTTCTGATGACTGCAAATATCACAAGAGTCAGAGATCAATGGCCATTATCAAACCGTGATCTTTATAAGTATGCAGTAAACAAGTATGGTGTGACCGGACTAACATCAGTCCATCATTATGAAACAATCGAAGTAAAAGATGCCCAGGGTAGATTGATTCTTCCCGCAGGTAAAGTTGTTGATGCAAACTTTTCTATTCCAAATCCTAGTAATGCTATGACAAACTTAAATCCAGTCGTCAATGTCAATAACTATGAGTATGAAGTTAGAAAAAACCAAGAAAAATCTTCCATCTACTTGTTGAAACCATCATATCTACAACAGTTCCTCAATGATATGAGAGAAATTATGATTTATGGACGTTCCTCAGAATATGTCAGTGATAACTTAATCAAAACAGAAAATACAAGAGTCACCAACCCATAAAAAAAGGGGAGGTTTTACTCCCCTTTTTACTCAGTCTGCTGCGAGTGCGGCAAAGTAACTCAGAGTATCATCGTCATCATCGGTAGAAGAAGATGAAGAACTCAGACCATCAAGTTCATTCTTGAGGTTCTGGGGAACTGGTTCTGCAGCACGATTCTGCTGACGGAACTCTTCCTCTTCCTCAATGGATTCTTGATCCTGGAACTTAGGAGTGCCCTTGATACCGAGCACATAGTCCAGACGCTTCTTCAGGTCATCATAGGACTTGAACTGGTCGGCAGCAACGAACTCTTCGAGAGAGTATTCTTTCTTCCAGATTGCTTCCATGGCATCATCATCGTCAAGCAGTGCATCCTGACGTGCGAACTCAGAAGAGTCGTAGTTACGATAACCGGCAACGTTCTTTGCCTTCAGTTTGAAGTTGGCACCTGCCCAGAAGTCGAACGGATCGATTGCTTCCTCGTCCTCGAACTCAGGTTGCATTGCTGCAGTGATCTTGTCAAAGATCTTCTTACCGAACTTGTACAGCATCACCTTACCCTCATTCTGAGGATTGGCAGGATCCTTGACAACATAGATGTTAGCAATGTAAGTCAGTTTGCGTTTCTGCTTACGTGCAGCATCCTTACCAGCATCAGTGCCGTTGTTCCACAGCATCGTGTTGTACTCGGACACAGGATCCTTCTGACCCAGAGTGGTCAGGGAGTTCTCAATGTACCATCCACCAGGACCCTGGAAGGCATGGGAGTACAGTTTGACAAACGGAAGGTCTTCACCTTCGGGAGCAGGCAGGAAACGAATGACGGCATAACCATTACCGCCTTTGTCTACTTCCAGTTTCCACAGACGATCATCGCCTGAAGTACCTGCATTATTCATTTTTTCGACTTCCTTGACCAGTTTTTGGGTCAGGGAGCCCAGTTTGGATTGCTTCTTAAGATCAGCAAAAGACATTCGGATTACCTCGGATTAGTTGGATTCGGGTGATTTACTTGGATAGTATAGCAAGGATGCTCTCAGGCGTCAACGTAATTTCTGAGAGATTTGATTGTGGCATTCATACTATCAAATAAAGATTGCATGTTGGTATCTGGTGGGAAACCCATCATAGTTACCGACTTGCGAAGGTTCTCTTTCATCTCAACCGCTTTGGGGTCGTCTGAAAGGGATAACCTAGTATACATCACTCTTTGCTTTTCAAGCAAGGTTGCCAGCAAATCAATGTGTTCAAGTTTTTCTTCACGGGTCATTGAACTGAAAGCCAAAAGACTTCCATATATTTTTTCTTGGATTTGATTGATTTCACTCAGTTCTTCCTGAATGATATCAGACTGAAAAAACTCACTCATCTAATATTTCCCGTAAAATCTTTTTAAATTTGAATACGTCAATATTTAGGAAAGGATTATATTTTTGGATTTTTAAACTGACGGTTTCCCACACAGGGTCTACCAGTTTCTTATCAAATCTTTTCCTAAACGAAAATATTCTATCATAGATGACTAGTGTTTCAAGACTTACGTTTCCACCAAGAAACTTTTTTAATAGAGTTGGGTGCCCTTTCGAACAATCGAATAGATTCTCTAATTCGTTGTTCGATAGCAATTCGTTGCTTTGCTCTTTGAACAAGTACGTCAAACTCTGTTTCCTTTTTGTCCAATCGGAGTAAGTTCTTTCTCCAGAATTGATAATTTCTCCAATCCATAGATTTTGTGGGTTATCGGCAGCAGCAAAATTTGATACTAAAAACTGTACAACTTCTTCATCTGAATACTTGCGAGAAGTCTTTTCAAACCAATATTTATCCTTTCTCTTATTAAAAGAGGACACACTTGCACGGGTTTTTGCACCGTACTTAAAAAAATCATATTTTGGATTTGTAAAATGATTTTTAAGTGCCAGATAATGTTGATACGTTTCAAAGGGAGTCACTTTCATCTTCTACCAATTCAAGGTCTTCAATACAATCTACCGAAACTTCATGTTCGGCAATTTTATACCAATACTTAAGTTGACCAAGAGTATCTTCATAATACCCCAAATATGCCAAATCTTCAGACTGGTTTTCTCGTAACCAAGCCTGAAGACGATGATGCATCAATTCATCACGAGAAATCATAATGGTAGTTTTGCTCTCGAAGTTCGTTTCATGAAGTTTAATCTCGTAGCATCCCACTTCAGTTTTTCCTTCAGTGGTTTGGATACAAGTTTCGTTACCGATTCTACCTCAAGTTCATTGAGTTCGCAATAGTGTACGATTGCATCAATATAATTGATTTTTTCTTCGGCAACTATTTTCTCAATCTCCAGAGCAAATCTAGATGGTGTGAGAAATTTATTCTCGATTACCTTTTCGAGTTCTTTATTCGGTTCCATAGAGTTCCAGTTTATCTCTAACAAACTTTCTAATATATTCGGTAAGAAGTTTGATGTACTTTGATTTGTCTCGTTCTTCATAGACGACGCATTCTCCATTTTCACAAGCCATGATGATTACAAGTTTTTTGACCGAAATACCAGTCAGTTCGTACAGCATACAACCATATGCCATGCACTGTACAAAATAGTGTTCGATCCACTCGCGTGGTTTGGGTTTTTTAGATGTTTTGAAGTCAATTATTGCTAACTCACCCTCGTATTCTGCAATACAATCGACGGTTCCAGCAATACCTAACTGCTTACTATATAGGGAACCTTCAAGGGCATGAATATTATTTATATTCTTGAGAGTTTGTTTAGAGATCTTGAATAAGAAATCCGAAATCGGTTGTACTTTTGGCAACTCTTCGTTTTTTAGAAAGTGTTCGGTAAGAGTGTGCATGTCCGTACCACGACTAGTTGCCGCCTTTGTGATACGGTCTGCTTCCTCATTACCAACTTTTTTTCTCCAGTTGACGAAAATCTCCTTATTAAAATGACTGGTCACCGAAGTAATAGAGACCAGTCGGAGAAGTTCTTCTTCTGTAGGAACTTTATAGTAACGAACTCCATCAATAGTCTCCCTCTCAAGTTGAGGGAGACTGATATCAATATGATTGAACATTAAAAACCTGCTTCCATTTTAGCAATGATGTATTCTTTGACCAGTCCGGAACGAACAATGTCATCAATATCAAACTCGATTATATCAAAAGATGGCATTTTACGCAAGACATTCATAAAGTCTACGATACCATTTCTTTCGTTTGATTTATTCAAATCAGACTGACGTGCATCACCACAGAAACAAATCTTGGTATTCTCACCAACACGAGTGATAATACTATCAAGTTCGTGGAAGTTGAGGTTCTGGAACTCATCAACAATCACAATGGCATTATCAAGTGTGGTTCCACGTAAGAATGATGTGGACCAAAACTTAATCGATTCTTGTGATTTGAGATTAGCATAGAGCATCTCAAAGTCTGCATCAGAAGGCATCTGGAACATATACTTTACCATATTCTTATATGGAATTTGGTAAATATCTGCTTTGTCTTCATGTGAACCAGGAAGAAATCCAATCTCTCTAGTTGCCACAAGAGAACGAACAAGGTAGATTCTCTCGTAAGGAGTATTTTCGTCTAATACATCTCGTAATGCATTAAACAAAGTAATGAAGGTTTTACCCGTGCCCGCACAACCATAGGCAACTAAGTGTTGCCCTTCTTTATACGAATCAAATAGTCTTTTCTGATTTTCTGTAAGTGGTTCAATATCCACCAAGTAACCAGAACTCAGTGGTTTCTTTCTTTTCATCTGCTTCGTGGTAAGACCAACTCCGATGGGTTGATCTGTTGCAGATGATCTTTTTCTTCTTGCCATATTAGAGTTTTTGAATATTTGATCCTGGGACTGATGCTGCTTTTGCAAGCACATCATTCCAACCTGGGTTCTTGGCTCTCAGTTTATCTTTCCACTCCCCAACTTCACCAACACCTGGTGCGTTTTCTGGAGTGTAATATCTCTCCCAATCGGGATTATCGATTTTCCACTGATCCCAATCATGAACGCTCATTATAACGTCTTTCATTTCACCAGTTTCTTTGTGTTTCACCGGATATGTTGCCATTGTTAGAAATTCAAGATAATTTATTTAGACCCATTCCAGTGCTTCTGCAACTGTGGGGAACTGCTCTGCAAAGATCTTCTTACATGCCTCTGCAATATCCATGTGCTCTTTCTGGGTGCCATTTGCAGACCTCAGAGTGATATAATGGATCCATGAGCGACATGAACCGGACATGTAGAGTCTGGTAGGAGTTGCCAGAGGAAGCACAAAACGAGCACACTCTTTGGCAATGCCCATATCAAGCATTGATTGATAAAGCACCATTGCTTCATCAAAGTGCCTCCTCATTTTGATCTCAAACTCCTGCTTGACGAAAGCATCAATGTCGTCAATAGAATTCTGACGATTCTTGGTATCCTGACGGCGAAGTTCCGGGAGCGGGATCGTCTCCGAGAGTAGGGAAGAATCAGCATATCGTTGCGAAAACTCTTGATATGTGAACGAACGGTGACGCAAAATTTGAGCTGCCAGACCACGAGTAGTCTCAATCTCCAGAGTCATAAAACTCTGCTCAAACACAGACCAATGATTGTGCTTAATACAATATCCCAACAACTTGGCATAGTTGGGATTTTCCTGATTATTAGGGTTACTCACACGAGCAACATATGCCATTGTCTTCTCCGCATCAGGAGTAACACTTACCAGTTTTACACTCATTTACCAAATCCTTTGTAGTTTTGTTTTTCCATTTCTGCAATCTGCTCTTTTACAGAAGATAGAGCCTCTTTCATCTCTTCAATACGTTCTTCGGTGTAAAGATGATCTTGTGCAATCAATCTTTCAAGAAGTTTTGAAAGTTCTTTGACTTTCTTGATTTTAATCCGGGTATCCATCGTCATCATCAAATACTTCGTCGTAGTCGGTCATTCCTGCAATTTTATTTGTATCAACTGATGTTTTGTATGCATCTACATCAGAATACACCTCTGCCTTCAGTGAGTCAACAAGTAGTTCAAGATTTCGAACAATCAGTTTAAGTCTTTCTTTCTCCATAATACTTTGCTGTTTCACCATATTATAACATAAAAAAAGAGGGGTTTTCAACCCCTCCTGTTATACGTCGGTTCAACCTTTAACAGTTGATCAAAGTATTCTCGTAAGTGAATCTTGTAACAGGACCAGTATGTTACTCCTCTATATTTGAGTTGATAACAACTAGGTGGTCTGTTACTACTATCCATATCATCAAAGTGATATCGATAGTCCATCACTTACTGTAAGTATGACCGCGATAGCAGAAAGTTCCGTGAACTTCATCAACACCTTGCTTACACTCAAACTTGACACCACGATAGGTGGTCATCGCAATCTGAGCATCGTGCAGTGCTGATGCTTTCTCGATCTGCTTTTTGATGAGACTAAGTGTGTTCATTTGTCTGTCCTGAAATACTAGGGTGAATTTAATCTCCCGTTCCTTCAGTCGTTTGCGTCCTTGTTATCAAAACAAGATGGTTCAGTATGCTCAATCCACTTAGTGATGATTTCAAACTTCTCGGAAGGAGTGAATAGAGTGGTATTCTCCATTCCTTCCTTCAACCACTTGTAATCTTCACACTTCAAATACATATCCGAAGGGACATGCATAAAAAATACAGTTAAAGTTGATAACATAGGATGAACGCTCCGTTCCGCGACTTACTTGCGTCCGATCTCTCGGATGAACGTAGGTCTATTATAGACCCTATGCTTTATTTAGTCAAGCGACCCTACAGATCAAAATTTTGCCGGGATTTTTTTTCGACTATTTTTGAAATCACTTTCGCTTTTTGGTTTCGGGGGGTTTATTGCCCCACAACTTTGGATTGGTCCTACCTTCACTCTGATTCATGGTCACGAAATCATGTCGATACTTGTCCCAATAGTGGTCAAATATATCAACTCTTTTACCTGCCATTACGATGTCGTAATGAGACACTCCATCCTTTTTATACTCTACTAGGTAAGCTGTATGTGGCAAACTTCTATCCTCTGCCAAAGAAGGGTCACAATCTTCATGAATAAATCTAATCTTCAACTTCTGCCACCCCAATTAATATCTGGATATGCCTGTGCAACCACGTCCTGTGTGATTTTGTACTTTTCGGAGAGTCTTTTATCCTTTACCAAGACAAGTATTTCTGCCTCTAGTGGATGAAGACCTTGAAGAATATTGATGAACATCGTTTCACGACGAACTGTGCTCAGTCCATCTTGTCCACCTTTTATGAATCGATAAAAGTTTTTCGACTCTCTACGAATCGTAGTGTGTCCCTGTTGATCACTAGAACCGAGAGAAAATGATCCCGTCTCATGCATTCTACGAACTTCTTCGTTAATCTTAGTCGTCAGAGTTCCACTATAAACATTCTGATCATCAAAACCAGAATATGGAACCTCACCAGGAGGAAGCATTGAAACTACGGATTCATCAAAGTTCCAAATCAAAAGAGATTTTAAGGAAGGTTCTTCATATTTTTTGAGAATCTCAACCTTCTTTGCCTTGGTTCTTTGTTTAGACACAAGATCCAGAACCTCGAAAGCAAAAGGATTCTTCGGAAGATTAGAAACCGGTTCCTTTGGTTTGATTACTCTGGGTTTTTTATTCGTCGTCGTCGTCGATTTCTTCGTAGTTGTCATGATAGTTTTCAAAGTTAAATGCAATTACCTCATCTGGGATTAGATTCCCTTGTTCATCAAACATTTCGGGGTGAGGTCTTGGTACTTCCCGATAGTTCATCATGTATTCTCTAGCAGTCCAACCAATCATCGTACCCAGTATTAGAAACAGGATGGTTAAGAATGAACCAAAAACTAAACTAACTGCTAACATTGTTCTTTCTCCGGGGGTTAACTCTTTTTTTCTTCCCTACATTAAGGGAAAATTCAAAATAGACGTTTACTTCCCGATTTAGAAAGCAAACCATCTTCTCAAAGATGATGTGGAATGGTTGTGTCTGCTTTCTTTTACCTCCATTAAGTAAAAATTCAATACCACGATTCTTGTGGTCTTCATTTTTATTTATGTTAGAACTTGATGACCTGTTGCTCTTTGAGGAATTTAATCGTGTCAACAGAACCTCCCAATTTTTTATCGTCACATACTACTTGTGGAAATGTAGAACCTTCACCAAATCTAGAATAAAAATCTTCCTTAGTAAAATGCTCACCAAGATTATAAACCACATAGTTGCTGTTTGTCAATTCTAATACCTGCTTGACCTTATAGCAATATGGGCAGTTGTCTTTTGAATATACAGCAAAATTCATATGCGATATTATAAACTATACTAATTTATGATAACATCGAAATGTTATTTTTTCAAGCTGGATCATCCAGCATCATATCAGGTGCAGGTGCTTCTTCCTCTTCCTCTGATTCTGGATTTGGAGGTAATGGGTCGTTGTTGACACCTAGATATCCGACTAATGTATAAGGTCTATCAGGAGCAAAATCAACATGTTCCTTGATTTTTCTAATCCACATCTCATGACTTATCTCATAAATGTTTTTAGTTTCAATCGGGTCAGTATTCTGAACATTATAATTAGTCGTATTATCAACAACCCACTCTATAACTTGTTCTTCTGTTAATTCATTAAATGGTGTGTAATTTTCATCATCAGAATTGCCAGTTGGTATCTCTACCATATCCATCGTTGATACAAAAAATCTGTTAGGATCTTCTGTATCAACCGTCTCCAATTTAAAAATCACTTTATAAACTGTTCCACCACTATCACCATATTTAAAAGTAGAATTAACAGACCAAGTATGCTGTATTGCCATATCTAGTTTTTAGTTATTTATTCGGAGAAGTAAAGTGAACCTGTGTCATTAATAATACCAATCTTGATATCAGTAGATATTCCATTTGATACTATACCCTTCAAATCATTTGTTCCAAGTCTACCAGAATACCAAGTAGTTAAATCATCTTGATTTGCAAATGCATAATAACCACCAGATGAAATGCCGACAATATTTGAACCAACACCTACTATTTTATTAACCCTCTGCTTATTGAAAGGATTTGGATTGTATATAGTATCTTTACCAGTTGCATAGGTTGGATATCCAGTTATTGCATCAGTCTCAGTGAATGTTGAATAATGAACCACATAATCAATATATGCATCAGTATTTGGATCATATGCAGCAGTTGGTGGAGTAAAGGATGCTCCACCAGTAACATTATACCTTGAGTTTCCTACAGTTATAACCAAGTCCGACATATAACCAGATACATATTGACCCCCAGTATGTGAAGAAGATCCTAAGTGAAGATATCCACTAGAAGCACTAAGATAAGGAGCAGCACCTGCACTTACTCCATTTACATAGAAATATTTGCTTCCACCTTTTCTAATAACAGCATGATGATTCCAAGTGTTGGCAGATCCTCCACTAAGACCACTATAATATGCATTACCTCTTATCATGAATCCACTACCATACGAAACGTATTCCATCATGGTCTGACCACCAGTATAATATGACCACCATTCGATACAGAAATCATTTTGTAGTGTAAAAATATTAGTCAAATTCACTCTCATATTTGTACCCCCACTAAAATACAAACTAGTTGGTTGGAACTTAGTTTGAGCAGATGATAATGTAGGAACACCTCCGTAAGAAGACTCATAAGCATTATCTTCTAGATAACCAGTAGTCTTTGTAATGATTGACGTTACAAAACCAATATTGTCATCTGTAATGTAAACACCACCATTACTACTTCCTAATATATTTGCAGTACCAATTCCACCTACTGCAGTAATAGATTCGCCCGATGCCAAATAGTCTGTAATAGTGCTGATATAACCACCTTTTAGGTGATAGAAGTCGGTGCTATCATTTGCTCCTTGGAAAGAAACTATTCCAACAGTATAAAGTGTATCAATATATGGATCATTTAGAGCAGAATAATATTGTGTTGGTAATGTAAATGTACTTCCACTATTTACATTATATTTTGCATCGTTGTAAAATCTTAAGTCACTTACTTTTCCTGTAAATGATTCACCAAGATATCTGGCATAACCTAAAGTTCCGGTGGGAGACCAAGTGCCAGTATTTGTTCCAATACCATTAACATAAGTATTGACTTGTGTACCATCTCTCATCCATGCAACATGATTCCATGCATTTGCGGTCAGTTCAATACCAGTACCACCAAAAGCCTGTTCTCTGTTAGCACCATATGCACTAGATCGAATAAACAATCCATTTGATGTTAATGTAACACCACTAAACCATCTGTACAACCAACTCCATTGGAATCCTGGTCTAATTCCTGTTGATGTTACATATATCCAAGCCTCAACAGTCCATTTATTATTTGAAAAATCAACTCCACTACCGTAAGTAGAAATTTGATTTGTGTTGTTCCAGATAATATATTCACTACTATCAAATGAACCAACACCAACAGCATTACCATATGGGTCATTAAGTCCAGTTGTTATAGTTGGTGTTCCACTAACAGTAAGAGTTGCTGAGGTTTCTTTTTTGTACGTCTTCGTTGTAACTGTAACAAAATCAGTGGTGATTCCAACAAAACTATCTCCAGATACTGTAATGTACTTACCACTACTTGTTATACCAATTTCAATAGGTCCATCTGAACTTGAGGCAACTCTCTTATGAGAATTAGCAAAGTCTGATTTTTTGTCTTCCCATGTTGTGAAGTCTGTAGTAAATCCAATTCCACCAGCATCATCAACTATAATATATTTGCCGTCAGTGTAAGCACCACCAACAATATCGTTGTTAGCAAATATACCGTAAACGGCTGTAGAAACACCAACAGATAAACCTTCCAGAGTATACCCCTCTCTTCTGAAGTTTCGATATGATACAAAGTCTGTTGTGAAACCAGCCATACCATTTTCACCACCGACAAAGTATCCATCATCACCCTTCACAATTGCTTTAATTGTTGGGTGATGATACTCTATTCCAGTTTGATATCCATAATATGGAACTTGTTTAGCAATAAATCCACTCGTGTTAATACCAGCAGTAACAAATCCAACTGTACTGAAATCATAATTATATCCACCCGTAGTAGAATCTGCATATCCAAAATAAACTGGAGCCCCGTTATAAACATTATAAGCATTAATTTCAATTGGATAATATGTTGTGGTGCTTAAAGAACCAGTTGTGTGGGTTTTAGTGTTACTATCAAATGTTGACACTACAATTTGATTGTCAAACCAGAAGTTTCCTCCTCTTCCTGCACGGAATGTGAATGTATGTATTCCAACAACTTCTGGTTTGAAGTAACCAGTGATTTTAGTGTCTGGTGTTAGTTGACTTTGATAGTTTAGTCCATACCAAGGGTTAAAGTAGGCTGCTGATTGTGTACCAGTAGTGGCATAATCAAGATTAGTACCGACATAAAATACACCTCTTTCATCACAACTCGATGCAAATACTAACTTATCGGCATTAGGATCGGTTGTGATATCATGAGCACTTGTTGGTGGTGTGAAGTCTGTGGTGTATCCACAATAACCTCTATAAACCTGGATATCGTCAAGATTGATGTTGGCATTACCGTTTAAAGAATATCCATCATATCTCATACCAATAGAACCACCATAAGAACTTGCAATTTCAAATGCTGCACTAGTAAATTCATTAGTTTGTACACCATCACAGAATAATCTGACTTTCGTTCCTTGTCTCGTTATTGCGATATGATACCACTGTCCAGTATTCAATCCACTTTTAATAGTCTGTCCAAGGAATGTTAAGGTTCCAGCACTATAATTTAATGCTTGACTTTGAGTCAGGTGCATAAGATGAACAGAGCCGCTACCAGAAACATCATAGAACCAGAAAGAATAAGTATAATCCTGGTATCCCCAATTTATTCTAAGAGATGTGTGCCTAATACCATCCCAATCCTCATAACCATTACCAACATTATCAAAATGCCAAGAACCAGTTCCAAACTTCTTAACACTAGTGTCTAAATCTGGTGAATGATATGTTCCAGCATAAGATAGTGATACAACAAAAACAGTGGTCCCCAAACCTACTCTTACATACTTAGCACTATCAGAAATACTAACAGAAGATGGTTCATTATAGTAGTCCTCTTGTGTTTGAGTTACATTATAAGAAGAGAGTTGACCGTTGGTTGTTTTTACCAAATCATCAACAACACTATTTCTAGTTGGGAATACATCAGCACCAAGAACAAATTCTTCGGTAGTATCATTATAAGTGATTGCATCAATATTAGTTTGAGTGAAGTTAATCAACTTCATCTTATTATTAACATCAGTTAATGATGTTGTAATACCAGCAGTGTACCAGTTACTATTGGTGGCATTATATCCAATCATATGCCATCTTCCACCATGCCACTTAACTTTTGTCATCGCACCAGAATATGGTACAATAGAATTGACACTATAAGTGAAGTCATACCAGTTGTATGGACCATCACTTCCAGACCATGCATCAGTATTTGGTGGATTGAATGATATGTTTACAGCATCACTTCCATAGCTACTTCTAGTAGCATAATTTCTAGAAATTAATGTTTGATTCGTTTTTATGTCATGTCCGATTGATTGACCGCCTGCATATGGTGCAGTAAAAGCATAACTATAATGATGATTTGACCATAAATTGTTGAATGAATCGTCTCCACCATTTTCACTGAAGAATAAGTATTTGTATGCATCCTGACCGGAACGATCAGCAATTGCGACAACTGTACTTCCGATTCCAACAGTTTCATAGAAATAGACATTAGAATTGTTGAAATGACTATCAATTCCTACATTATCACCAACTTCATTCTCATAATTACCTCTCTTTGATGCTCTAGTCCACGTTTCACCGTCTGTAGAAATTCCAATATCACCATAAGATCCAACAAGCATGTATTGATCATCGAACACATGTCCATGGTCAACATAAGATGTAAAATACAGTGGTTTATTGACCTTAAATAATTCATCTACTCCGTAATATTTGTATTCACTATCTTTACCATTATCAAAATTGGAGAAGAATGCTAGCTTTTTATAATTAGTATCACCTACTGCTGTCAACGCTGATGAAGGAACATTTGTTTGATTTGTAGCGGTATTATATGTGATATTCGTATCACCATTAGTTCCGGTAAATGTAGCAGCAAACATCACATATTCCTGATTTGGATCAGTTGCAAAATCATACTGTGATGAAGGTGGTGTAAAGGAAGAAGTGTATTTTGCAACTCCATTATAGAAAATAAAGTCATTCATATAACCTGCCCAGTTTCCACCTGCCCACTGCGGAGCACCAATTCTAAAATTATCATTCGAAGGATTAAATGTTCCAGACTGACCTGTAAAAGTACCAACTCCAACTCCATCCCTATAGAATGTTATGGTAGAACTTTCTCTAACAATCGCATAATGTTCCCAGGTGTCTAATGTATTTGAAAATCCAGCACCAGAACCACTAAGACTACCAGAACCACCTGTAAGGTAGTATCCACCAGTACCCGTATTGAGAATAGAGTTGCTATAAGTTCCCCACTCAAAAGGACCATAATAACCATATAAAGTTCCTGTTCGATATTGCCAGTACTCCAGCGTCCAGTCACCAGATACCGTATCAGTAAATGCTCCTTGAAGATATGATGTCTGATTACCAGTTGGTGCAAAATATGCGGCACCATTTCCAAACTTAGACTGTGTAGTGCTAATTTCAACAGGAGTGGTTCCTGGATTTGAGAACGATACTGTGGCAACACCTACAACGATGCTATACTGTGCATGATTATTATAGATTCTGAAATCTTGGATATATCCATTCAAGAAAGAAGTTGGAGGATTATATCCACTATGTCCAAAATTCATCATATTATATTCATAATCACTATAGTTTCTATAATCTTGACCATAGAATAACGTATCACTCATCGTGGTTTTTTCAATACCATCTAAAAGTAATTTGGTTGTTCCACTTTCTCTTTGAACGAGAACATGATACCACTGTCCAGTACTCAATCCAGTAACACTGATAGTAGTACTTGTATTACTATACACAAGAGTGCTGCTAGACATATAGATTTCTGGGTGTGCTCCGAACGTACCACCACCAAGAGACTCAAGAATATATTGCGTTCCAGTTACACTATCAAGATTTAACCAGAACTCAATAGTAAAATCATTAGTACCAATTACGTTACCGAAAGATCTTGGATCGAATACCTTAACTCCACTATTACCATCAAAGTAAGTAGAGGAAGAACCATACTTATAAGTAGATCCTACAGAAACATTACCAAAAGGACCACTCGTGTAAGTTGGTTCTTTATAAACTGGAAGGAACTTTCTAGTTACAGTACCAATACCAGAACCTGCGTAAGTTTTCCTAGACCATGACTGGAATGGAATAGCTGGAATCGTTGTTGTACCAATTCCTGTTGCGGTTCCATCGGTATTGAAGTTAGACAATAATACCAGTTTATCTTGATATGGATCACCAGAAGCGCTTAATGGACCAGTTGGTGGAGTGAAGTTACTTGAATATCCTCCATTATAACCTCTATATACACGAAGTCCATTCATGTATCCATAGAAATTATTTGTGGTCAGACCTCTCCCCAAGTTAAATCCACCAGACATCAATCTTTCAATATGAGTATAATCAGATCCTACCTGTGTACCATCAACAAACAGACGTGCTACTCCCTTTGTTCTAGACAAAGCAATGTGATACCACTGTCCAGCAGATAACGTAGATCCAGTAATTCGATTAGCACTATTGAAGTAATAATATAAAACACCATTAGAAGTATATAATGTTGGATAATATCCCTGTGTATTATATGGTCTGCAACACCAAATCATCTGAGTTCCAGTTGTGTTTATATAATTAACCCAAAGTTCAACTGAGAAATCTTCATATCCAAATGCAGTATCATCCATTGATGGAGAACCAAGAGATGAGTATATGTTAGTAGGAGCATTAGTTCCTTCAAGTTTTATACATCCAGTTCCAAATGCAGAAGTGGACCCAACACCAACAACATTATTATTGATAAAATAATCAGTAACTAAAGATCTATTCTCATCCAATCTATCAAAGAAACTATCTGTGGCAATTCCTACTTCTCTACCCACATTAAATACATACTTATTTTCACCATCAATAGTTTTCTTTAAGAATGCTTTTGAACTCCATGCACTCTTGTACAGAGAATCATATATTCTACCAGTTGCAGTATTCTTATATAATTCTATCCATGGACTGTTATCAGCACCATCACCTTCTGGGAAATACTTAGCATATCCCCTATAAAGTTGGAAATCTTGTATCCATGCATCTGTTAATGGATAACTAACTGCATTATAATGTGCTCCAATGACGAGTTTAGTTGAATCATGGATTGAAGTATCAAAGTATACTGTTCCAGCCTGATGTCCATCAAAATAATAACGTGTCAATCCATTCTTTCTTGATATTGCAACGTGAATCCATCTATTTAAATTGCTTCTACCTTCTTCATCATACCTTGGATCAACGTCAAAATTATTAGCAGCAGAGTCTGCATAAGATGCACCACCGATATTTGGACCATAAATTCTAGCAGCACCATTATGATAATAAGCAGTATATCCAGCATAATTTTCAGGACAATATACAACCGGTCTGTTTGAAGTATCAGTATCTACTCTCATATCAAACATCATTTGAATGGTATTGCCAGCACTTTGATTCTTATAATAATAGAATTCTATGGTGAAATCTTCATCACCAACATAAAGTGATGTTGTTGCAGTTGCAACACTAATACCCCTACAAATTCCTGGTGCCTGTTTTAATTGATGAATAATACCAGTAGTTTGTCCGTTAGTTCCTTGGAATGATGCTGCAAGACCAACATTTGTATCAGAATCAGCAGAAAAATCTACCCAAGAAGTAGGTGGTGTAAAGTTTTGACCCTGATACTTTGCACCACTATACATTCTAAGATCTTGAACATTTCCCTGAGCCGCGTTGCCAGAACCATTAGATGTACTTACATATGTTGTGTTAGTAACATCATTAGTATAATTAGTAGTATTTGCGAATGAAGTTATTCCTACACCATCTCGATAGATATATGTTCTACCATTATATCTTTCAATCGCAATGTGGAACCAAGTATTGAATCCACTACCAATATTTACAGCACTGGCAACATTCCAACTAGAACCATTACTACTACTATAATAATACCAATTATATCCACTATACGCATAAATTAAATCTCTACAATATCCATTTCCATAAGCCATGTGATTAAGGAAGTACTGACTACCGGTGCTGTAAGTACTAAAGTACCCTTCGATAGTATAATCTCCTGTACCAATTCCAGCTAATGGACTGCTTTCTATTTGATAAGTGCCATTACCTGGGAAATATAGACTACCCAAACTACCATAAGCTGGACTTTGATAATTGGTATAATGAATTGATGCTGATCCTGTTAGGTTGACACTATTGGTAACTGTTAGGGTATCTCCAATAGCAACATTATCACCATTATGAAGATGAGTCGTAACACCAGCATAACTTGTAACCGTTTGTGTTGAACTCGCTGGAGTGACATCAACGTCTGTCGATAATACTACAATACTACCAATCATTCCAGAGTGAACACTACACTGATAGTAGTATGTGCCAGCTTCTGATGGTGTCCAAGAAACTGACGTAGTGCCCTCTCCAGTTGCTGCTGGATTACTTACACTAGATCCACCATCACTAACTCTAATGTATAATGGGTGTGATGAATTATAAGAGGTATTATCAAATGTAATTGTATCTCCAGTATGAACTGTAATTGTAGGGTCACCACCACTAACGGTTCCTATTCTATCGGAACCAGAAACTGTATAGTCAGATCCATCTGCACCAGTAATTGTTTGTGCATAAGTATTTGAAATAAGACCACCTAAGTCACTAGCATTATTATAACCAAGACCATTATTTCCAGTACCCTTACTATTGAGTGGTAATGAAACATTCAAATACTGGAAGTAATCAGCAAGTTTTGGTGGTGCAAAGTCTGCTGTATATTTTGCGTATCC